CCTTGAATAAAGTCTCTATCTTCTTCTGATAATATTGACCAAAACTTGCTTACCTGTAGTGTTTGATTATATACTTCATCAGGATTCTTTAAATGATAATCCTTATTCATAAGCATTTCTATTTGATCTAATCTAATTTGTATTTTTTCTTTAAGATTCATAAACAAATACCCAATTTTTTCTACCCGCTAGGTCTATATTAGTCCCTACTTCTCTCATTCCAAAATCTAAAAACACCTGTCTGCCAGGCTCGTAGGTTATTTCACACATCATGTTCGGACTACCAAATTGTTTTTTACAGAACTCTCTACCATTTGTTAAATCATAAGTAGATGCTCCTCCTTTATGAGAGTCTTGCCATGCTTGTCTGCGAAATGCAGGATAACGATACTCTGTACCATCATCCCCTGTAAATATTTTATTGGTACAGAGTGCATTGACGCCTACCATTAACTGTGGCTCTATTCCTAGAACTGTGTCATACGTCATCATATACCACTGCTCTTTATCATAATATGCCTCTAGGTCTTGGTAGCAAGTTTTATTTCTTACTATAAACCCTTGTATTCTTAACTGTATAACTCTATAGAGTTCATCAGTTGTTAGTTCATCATAATGTTTTATTACTGTTACTAAACTCATAATACCCCCATTAATAATGCTCCAAAAACCATCCCTCCGAGAAATGCTTTAAACATGTTTAATCCATTATATCGTACTTCGTTATCTATTGCTTTACCAAATTTACTCATAATCCGTATAACTTCTCAAATTTTCCTAGTGAATAATCATCTGCAACATCAAAGTCACAACCAACTGGAGCGCCTGGAATGGATAGTCCTCTATCTTTTTGTACAAACTCTTTCAGTTTTTTACTATATAGTTCTACCTCATCTTCGGGCACTTCTGCTAAAATGGAGTCATGCACTAAGGCAAATATCTTTGCTTTCATACCAGTCTTGCGTATGTATTTTTGTGTATCTATCGCACCAAGTAGATTGATGTCAGATGATACAGACTGGACAAGTGCATTAACTCCTGACCTAACTTCATGGGCAGCGATTCCCTTGTCTTGTGAAAAGACATTTGGTAATCTTCTCTTTCTTCCGAAGTGTGAATAAATGAAACCATTGGCTTGAATAAACTTCTGCATATCATTTAACCATCTTCGTAAATTAGGAAATGCTTCAAAATAATCTTTGATAACATGTTGAGCTTCCTGCATAGTAAACTCTGTGCCACTATCTTTAGTAACTTGCTCACTAATTTTCTTTGGACCAGCTCCATACATAATACCGAATGTTACTGCTTTTGCTTGTTGACGTTTATCTCCATACAACTCAGCAACTTGGTCAACTTCACATGGAAGTCTAAATACTTGTTTCGCAATCGTACTATGAAAGTTTCCTCCAGACTTAAACACATTCATCAGACCTTTATCATTTGCTAATACAGCTGCACAATATACTTCTGCAGTTGTTAAGTCCATGGCAACTATCTTATGACCCGCCTTTGCCTTGATACATCCCTTAACTGTGGGGTTATCTCTGGGAAGCTGTTGCATGTTTAGTTTACCACTAGAGGATAGACGGCCTGATGTTGTGCCGTGTAAATTGAAGTTTGTTCTTAATCTTCCGTCTCTATCAAGATTCGGTATAATTTTATCAAGATATGTATTCTTGATTTTTACTTTCTGTCGTATTTCAAGAATATGTTTTGGTACTTCGTGTTCTTCTGCCAACATACCCAATACTTCTGCATCAGTACTGTCAGCACCTGTACCCGTTTTCTTACCCGTTGGGGCTAAGCCTATATAGTCAAATAATAGACTTCTTAGTTGAACTGTTGAGTTAGGATTGAATCCACCTTTTGCTTTGATAAATGCTTTCACTTCAGGAAAGGACTTAAGAGCAAGTACAGCTGCATCAATATCTTCCTGCATACGTTTCTGTCCAAACTCTAGTCGAGTAAGGTCAAAAGGCACACCGTTAGATTCTACATCTTTTAGGAATCTTACTCCTTCTATGAGAATATTTTTATATACCCAATATAGTTTCTCATTTTTCAATATTGCTTTCTCAAACTTTTCAAACAATATAAATGTTACTATCGCATCCATTGCAGCATAGTATTTCATTGTTTCAAATGGAACTAAGTCATAGCTAAAGTCTTGTTTGAGTACTCCTGTTCTTTTCTTGTATTCTTGAATCCAGTTATCAAGTTCTGCTTCATAGTCACCATAGTCTGTATGCTTGATAGCAAGTTGTTTTAGACCATGAGTACCTGGATTTTCGTCAAACATATAGTGCATAAGCATAGTATCTTCGAAGTGTGGAAACTCAAAGTTGAAATGATACTCAAACCATTGCAAGTCAAACTTACTATTGTGAAATACAACTCGTTTCTTATTGAACAGTTCTTGCATCATTTGTTCTGCTTTTTCATCTATACACTCACAATCTACATATACACCATGTTCTCTTTTGTAAGACATAGAAAAACCTAGCATATAGCCATCTCTACAATATAATGCTGATGTCTCAGAGTCAAGTCCGATAAAATCATTCGGATGGTCTAATGCTTCTTGTAAATATTTGTGCAGTTCTTCACTGTCTTGAATACCAAAACATCTGTCTTCGCCTAGTGATTTTTGTTTAAGTTCTCCGCTTATGTACCCCGATATACTCTCGACTGCTTCCTCGAACGACTTCTTTGCTTCTGGTCGAAACTTTATCATTGCAGGGTTGATTAACGCCAAAAACTTATCATCAATTATTTTTCCATTGTACTCTGTTATTGATGTCTTTCTAGTATACATTTTGAAAGGCTCAGAACCTACAAGAATGAGCCATTCGTACGAGTCGATATCGATTTCGATATCAACATCTCTTTTCAAAATTTTCTGTTTTGAACTATCACTACATAGCGCGTAGCGGTCAAACTCGAAGTCAAAATACTTCTCATAGTTTGTGCTTGACTGTGTTTTTTCTATTATTGCTACATTAGCCATATAATTTTTCCTTTAACCTTTCTATCTCTGGTTTTGTCAAATTACCAGGATCTACATTGTCTCTTAATTTTACTACTCTTGCTGAGAGTTCCAGTTTCTCAGCCAAGCCTTTTGCTTGTTCAGCAGCTTTTATACCCGCCTCATCCCCGTCAAACATAATATCTAAACCTTGAACTCCTTGAAGTTTTAGTAGACTTAGTTTAACCCAATTCACTTGTTGTGTACCAAATGTACACACTGTATTTTTGAGACCTTTGTCCCAAAGGTTAAGAGCATCAAATATGCCCTCCACCAAAATAACTCTATTCTGTATAGGTTTTACTTTCGCTGGACAGAAAGGCATTTCTACCCCGTTGGGATAGATATAATACTTATTCTGACTAAAATCGTCCAGACTCCTACCTATCAGAGCCACTGTCTTACCTCGAATATCCCTTATTGGAAAGATGATACGATTCTCAAAATTGGGTACGTTCCATGTGAACGCGTCCCAAATGTCGAGAGTCTCCTCAGATATATTTCTGATTCCACCACCTTTCCAAGGGACTCTATCCTTTGGGAGTTGGATACCGACAGTTTCGCTTTTAACTTTTTGTACTTTTTCTTTAATACGGTGCATCCTTACTTCTAGCGGCGAAGCAGGTGCACCAAAATAGGTAAACAAGTTACCTTTATACCCACATGAGAAACAGTGAAATATACCTGTTATCTTATCTACTCTCATAGATGGGTTAGTGTCATCATGCTCTGGATTAAGGCATGAGATTAGTGCGTCTTTACCTGAAAGACGATATTCAATTTTCTTTTCTCTTAAAAGTTCTTCCGCTATCATAATTATATATATTATAACAAAATTTTAAGTCTGTGTCAAGAACTATTTTCTTCATCTATAATGTTTCTTTTATGTTTCCAGTCTAGTTTATCCCCAAGTCTTTCATATTCTCTAAATTTAGGGTCGTCCTCATAATACATTGACTTCCATACTAATTCTGCCATTTGAAACCAAACAGCAACTGCTTTATCTCTAAACTCTTTATCTGCCCATAGATAATAATGCAGCCACCACTCTTTATCAAATTTACAAACTCTAACTTCTTGTTCATGTAGTTCAGGTATCTCACTAAGAACTCTTAGTCTTTGACTACCTGCTATTGGATACCAGTTAGGCATACAAAGAAAAGGAGAACGTACTCCTTCTTTCTTTAATGCTTCTCTTAGCGGTTCATTTGGTGGAACATTCATAATATTTTCTTTAACTTTATCTTGCTCTAATAACCACCCTATTTTTCTCACATACCAAGTATGTGGTGCTAAAGGTACTAATTCCGCTGTTTCTCTGCTTACTCTATCATCCGCCATAATATTTAAAATCTCTTTTGTAATAATCGTAAATTATATCTTTTACATTTTCTTTGTTGTAAGGTTTTATACTAGTCTTACTTTTATGTATATGCAGGGGGTCTATATTCATAGAGTCCCATATCGTTGCTTCCTCTAATTTATGAACTTCTACTTCAGGTTCTCTAAAGAAAAGCCACTGAGGTTTAAAAAATACCCCTATGTGCCAAAAAGATGCTTTGCCTTCATATAAATGAATATTGTCCATTAGGTTTATAAGAGTTACTTCATTTAGTGCTTTTATTGCTCTTTTTGACCACTCTTCAAAATTTGTACTTGTTATAAATCCACGGTCTGAAAAGTGCTTAAATATACTTTCCCACCTTGATAAAGGATGTCTTATTTGAGTAATATATCTGTACTTAGGAAACTGCAAGTAGGCTTGGTCATAAGTAAAATGAGGCACTGTTTCTATATTATTATGAACTTCGTGCCAAATTATATGAGAGTGCCAATTATTTGATAACTTTACTATTTTTCCTCTAGGTTGAAAATTTCTAGCAACAGACTTGCCTCCGCATTTAGGAATATGAATAAATACTGTATTTAAATCTTTGATAATCATATTTTTTTCCAAATCCTAAATACTTTTCCATCTCCATGCACACTCTCTACTGTATCGTAGTAACCTTCTACTTTAGCAGGATTTTGCCACTCAACTATTAAATGTATTCTAGGAGTATCTCCATTAACTACAGAGTGTGTTACTGTATTATCAACTTCATACATTTTACCTACTTCTAAATGTTTTGTCTTGCCCCCTACTGTAAATAAACAACCTTCATTTGTTGTAATAGGTATATGTATGTTGTGATTATGAACTACTGATATTCCTCCATCAACATGGGGCTTTAGTTCTCCATTAGGTTTTAATCTAGCAAACAATGCACTTATGATATGTCCATATTGATAATATTGTAAAAGTTTAGATTCAACCCACCAAAAGAACTGTTTATCGAAATACTTATCATAAAACTCTGTCTTTGCAGCTATCTTATGTGGTTTACCTTTTGCATACTCCCACATCAAAGGAATAGTATCACAATCTCTAAATATAGTTAGTTGTGTTCTTCTTTGTACTCCAAGTCTATTATTCCAATCAGCTTCTTCAAATTCAATTGGATAAGGTGGCATAGTACCTATTTCTAAAATGCTTTCCATCTTTCAAAATCCTTTTTGTAATAATCATAAATCAATTCCATTACATAGTTTCTATCGTAATCTGATATTTGTGTTATTGATTTATGATGATTATTTTTTATTGTTCCTGTTCGTTTCCATATGGTATGATCTTCAAGTCTATGAACTTCTACTTCTGGCTCTCTGTAGTAGACCCATGCTGGTAAATACATTACATGATAACTTCCCATTCTAATATGTGCTTTCTCAAAGTAATCTAAGTTTTGAACTGTTCCCCAATATGCTCCATTTTTTATTGAAGACATTGCCTTTTTAGTCCAAGTTATTATATCCCAATCTATTACAAAATTATAATCGACAGCATGTTTATAAAGACTTTCCCATCTATCTAAAGGATTTCTTATAACTGTAAAATATTTATAATCAGGATATTGAATAGCTATTTGGTCATAGGTTGCGTGTATATTATTAAAATTCTGACCTCTAGCAAACTCTTTCTTTCCTTCACGAATATAATCTCCAGCAAGTCCATGTTGCCAGTTTCTATGTAAAAGTGTAAATCTATTATCTTTCTTGTAGAACTGGTCTACATAGCTTCTAGTAATAGATAGTCCTCCACACTTAGGAATATGAATATATACTTCTTTTTTAGGATGTATTATCATCTAATAATTCCTCTAATCTTTCTTCATATAGACTTCTAAAGTCTTCAAGCGATGGTAAATCAACTTGTATTAGACTTTCTTGATTGCTATAAACTAATTCTGCGCAGTGGCAATGCCATGCATCACGTAATTGTTTTTCTGTGTATAATACCATTATAAATCGTAGGTGTCCTCTCCTGTTGTCATTGTTTCCTTAAGTTCTGACTTTTCGTCTGGGTCAAGAGCTGTGTGAGGCCCAATCTTTAAGGTTTCCCAGTTCATTTCTGAGGTGAAGTTTTCTGCTGCTCCATTTCTCATCTTATCACACTTAAACTTAATACAAGGTTCTTCGTCTCCCCAATGCTGTATACTGTAAGCAGCATCAACAGCATCCAAGATTCCTTTTGAGAATCTTGCCTCTCCTTTCTCATTAGTCTGGAAAGCGGAGAGAACTAGAACTTTGCTCTCTTGTGCGAGAGATTTGAGACCTTTTGAGATCTCGATTTGCTCGGTCCAATCATATTGTCCTGAACGGTTTGGTGCGTTATGGCGTTTAACTTGGTTTAGATAGTCAACTATTACCACGCCCAAGTTTGGTAACTGGGCTTGTTTTTGTCTTACTACGCTAATAATTTTCGCTAAAGTAAGAGATGGGTCATAATGTATATCTATTTGTGGAACGTCTGCTAACCTATTTCTACTAAGTTGATAGTGAAATCTGTCAAAATCTTGGTGGTCACGCCACTCATTATAACATTCCTCTCCACCATTGAATCTAGATGCCCACCATAAAGCAACTTTATCCCACTCCATTGGAGAAAGATTTTTTGCTTTGATTCGCTTACTAGGAACACCAGTTTGAATACCACAGATTCTCTGCAGCATTTGTCTAGTATCCATTTCAATGGTAAAGTATAGAGCTGACTTGCCTTTTTCTTGGGCAGCAGCAGCTACATTACAACAGGTAAAGGATTTACCTCCACCACGCTGTCCACCGATAACGACCAAGTCTTTGGGAGAGAATTGGTAGTCCAGGTCGTATTCTTGATTAAGACCGAGCGGTAAAAACTTTGCTAAGTCCTCATCACTATCGAAAAGCTCTACTGTTTCCATGTCGTCTGCTTCATCGTTTGTATCTACGGAATCTTCTACTTGTACTACAATTTCTTGTAGTAAGTCTATGTTTTCCCTAGCATCAGATATAGCAACTTGTGTGTCTACATAGTGTTCGATTTTCGATAATATCTCGGATTGTGTAAATTGGTTTTTCAGATAGTCTAATAGAATTATAGACTCGACATCTGTTTCAACTGTTTCGATTGCATATATCTTTTCTTGTAAATCACGCGAACGAACTTCTAGCTTTAAGTCTTCAAAGCTAGGTAAATCGTTATACTTATGAACGTGTTTATCTACTATTCTCCACAGTTTTCGGTACTCACCTTCTGGGAAATAGTGTTCTTTTAGACCATTCCAAGTCTCAAAGTCGCCATTCGCAAGTATCTGTTTGAGTAATGCACTCTCTAAAGTCAAATTGTCTCTCCCAAAACAAAATTAAAGTTGAAAAAAAGGCGAGGCAACTACAGAAGTCGACTCGCCCGAATAAGAAAGGTTTATTAACCTATTTCTTTTTTAGCAGCACCATTATAGTCTGAGCACTGTAAGCCTCTTCTTGTTAGCATTGTTTTCACGCCTCTAACAGTTTTGCCGATTTCATCAGCAATTTCTTCAACAGTCATGCCTTCAATGTCGACACCTGCTAAAGGATCAGCTTTGCTTGAACCTTTGGTTTCTTTCTGCTTAGGAATAGCATTGATTTCTCCTGCTCTTAGAAGAGATAATGCTTTACCTCTGATTGAGTTTACGCTTCTGCCCATAGCTTCTGCGATGTCCTCAATAAATGCACCATCATTGACTAATGATACGAATTGTGATTCTTCATCCTCTGAGTAAGACTTGACTGTCTCTACTTTAGGAGCAGGTTTAACATGTTCTGTTAACTGCATAGAAAGAATCTTCCCTTGAATTGACTTAGCAGTAAATGCTCCGCCTTCAAAGTTTGATGCGATTTCCGCATATGTGTAAGAACCTGAATTATCTTGCACAAAAGTTGCAAGAGTTGCTTCTTGGTCGTCTGAGAAAGACTTGCTTTGTGAAGCTGAAGCTAATTCTACTTCGAAACCCATTTTTCTAAGTTTTGATGAAACACTTCTTACAGATGTTTCTAACTCATCAGCTGCATCAGCAACTGTGCTTTGTGAGATTGGGGACTCACTTCCAACGAAATCAACTAATTGTTGTGTTCTTTCGTCTGTCCATTTAGGTAATGCCATTTTCTTTTTCCTCTATCAAATGTTTAATATTACTAATTATTATAACACCTCGGTCACGAGCTGTTTGTGTTTTTGCTGACTCGATTCCACTCTCATTTATAAGATGAGTGCAGTCTTTTGTCAATGAACTTTTTACTTCGAATCCATACTGATTTAATACTTTAGTGGCGTGTGCCTTAGTTGAATACGACTTTAACTTACCTGTGATACAAACAACTCCTATGACCTCTTTTTTCTTACTAACTTTATTATTCCATTTGAAAGGTAGTGTTGTCTTGTATTGATTAGGGAAGTACTCTGTTTCTAACCAGTCAATTAAGTTAGCTGATGCCTTTGGTCCGATACCTGCTTCAGTACAACTTTTCTCGCTAATATCTTCGATGTGTGATATTCTATCGCATAATTTTTGAGAAGCCGACCGACCAATAAGGGGTATGCTGAAAGCTGGTATTAAATCGACCAACTTACT